TCCCATATGACGATGACCAATACGTAGATAATTGGGAAATCACAAATGGGGTTAAAGGGAAAAATAACGAATCCCGACATATTGTATATGCCGGCGGCGTTAATGAGTTGAACCAAGCGGCCGACACAAGGAACAACAATCAATTATTTAGCCTATTTTTATATGTAAATTTGACAATTAGAAAGCATCCAAATATTTTGGTTGCCGGACATAATCAATTTTCGTATAAGGCGTGCCCTTCATTTGACGTCCCGGATTGGCTAAGGTGCGCGGGATACCAAGACAAAAACATATATGAAGCGTATAAAGATTGGGGCAATAATTGACGGCGCGTATTTAGTTATTAGGGCAATTATTGACGCCGTATCTTTGCCGCCGGAGGGCCGCGTAGAGCGCATGCGAAAACGTCAAGCGCGCAAGGATAGGCGCGCGGAAGATAGGCGCGCAAACCGGCGCTAAGGCGCGTAGAGCGCTTTTAAGAATACGGCAAATGAGGGCAGAAATAAATTTATATAACGAAGATTGTTTGCCGGCCATGAAGGCAATGAGGGATAATCAATTTGATTTAGCGATAGTAGACCCGCCTTATGGTATAGGAGTAAATAAAATGACGCTTGGGAACGGCAAGAAAAAAATATATAGAGGCCAAGCCGATTGGGATAAAGTACGCCCTACCAAAGAATATTTTGATGAACTAAAACGTATAAGTAAAAATCAAATTGTTTGGGGTGGAAATTATTTTACTGATTTTTTACCGCCTGCAAGATGCTATATAGTATGGGATAAAAAAACAGGTGATAATAATTATGCTGATTGCGAATTAGCCTTAACAAATATAGATGCAATTGCAAAAATTTACACAAAATTTTGGCTTGGCGTGCACGCTAAAGATGAATGTGAAAGAATACATCCAACGCAAAAACCAATAAATTTGTACAAGTTTTTATTGCAAAATTTTGCCAAGCCCGGCGACAAAATTCTTGACACTCATTTAGGAAGCGGTAGCATTGCCGTTGCGTGTTGGGACATGGGATTTGATTTAACGGCATATGAAATTGATAAAGAGTATTACGATAAAGCTTGCAAACGCTTTGATTTACATAGGCGGCAAGGTACGCTTTGGTAATATTGTATATCGCAAACGGGGGGACATTCCCCGCAAAACAAAATCCCCGCTTCGGCGGGGTTTTTTATTGGTCAAAAAAAAATGTAATTAGGGACTTGCTTAATTAAATATTGCGCACTAATATTGCCTATCGCTAACGGGGAACGATTCCCCACAAAAACAAAAAACCAAAATGGAAACGATTTTTAAATCTTTGCCGTCCCAAGCTAAATACATTTTTTATGTATCTATTACCTTGTCTTCGAGGCATCAGGACATATGTGAAATTTGGGTTTCTGAAAAAGACTACCAAGAATTTATGCAAAAAATCCCCAAATGTGATTGGCAAAACGTATCAGGATTATACACTATTGAAATATTGGACAAAGCGGGAAATTCGGAATTTGTATATACCTTTTCCGATCCTGAAAAATTTGTTTGAATTTTTCCAAACTTTTTTTTGCAATGTGCAATGTTATTCTTAGCATTGCACGTTGTTAATTAAAACCCTTAATACCATGCTGAAACAATTGGTAAAAGTTAGATTTAATCGCCGGCATCAACTTTTGGTTGCCGTTGGCAACGTTGAAGCGTTCGGATTTAAGCCGGAGACGGCGGATCAAAAATGGGCCGTACTTTGGGAAGACGGCAATACGTCCTTTTGGTTTAAGCGTTCTGAGGCGAACCGGGAAGCGATTGAGGGCGCCGCGCTAAAGGATGCAAGTAATTTTTATATTCACGAAAATACCATGCCGAACGGCCCCGGTTTTTTCGTGAAAATGGACGGCGCTTGGGTTGAAGTTGAATCCGAACCCGTTTTCATCCCGAAAAAACAAGTAAAAGAAAATTCCGAATTTGTGCCGGAACAAAATGACGCGTCCCAACCGGACAGCGAAGATGAGGCGGACGAAGACGCGGCGCGCGTAATTGAGGCCGTAGACCTTCCCGCTTAATATATTTGGTTTTTTGTGTTGTGGCCGTCCGGGAAACCGGGCGGTTTTTTTTATGTCCTAATAAAAAATGTAATTGGGGACTTGACCAATTCAATATTGCGCCGTAATATTGTATTGCAAGCGGGGAACAATCCCCGATTCCCTAACACAAAAACCCTTTCTTCGCAATGCACGTTTATAATTTTGATACCGATCCCGAATGGGAAGACAAATTTTGCGCTTTGATTAGCAGCCAAGTTGCGGACCCGAATGACCCCAGCAAAGCGGACGCTTTGCGCGGCGCTGAAATGAAGCACGGCAAATATACCGTTTATGCTATTCATTTGCGTAGCGTGGACGATCGGTGCCGCTGGGTTATCAAAGACAATTCGCAACTTGACAAAGACGGCTTGCCCGTAATAGTTGCCGAATTTCTAACTTTGAGCGAAGCAGTAGACCGCGTTTCTTAAAATTTCTTATGTGAAAAATCCCCGCTTCGGCGGGGTTTTTTTTATTGTACCAAAATAAAAATTTGTTTTTACACTTGTATAGTAGAATATTTCGCGCCAATATTGTGTATCGCAAATAGAAGTTATTCCCAAAAACACAAAACAAAATGAATAAAACGCAATACGATTTAGAGCAAAAGAAAACGGCGGACGCGCTTCGCAAAATTGCCGATTGGGTAGAGTGCGGGGAAATTGTAAATCCGTTATTTATTGGGACGCGCGTTAAAAATATGGAAATATTTTCCCGCTATTTATATAGCGGACCAATATCAGGTATTGTAAATAATATCATAAACTTAGCCGATTATAACCAAGATAATAGCAAATCATTACAGGCGGCGTTTTTATATTCATTTATTGCGGCATCCGAAAATCCGGAAGAAACGTTAAATATTGTAAAGCTTGTTTTTCCAAATGAGTACAAATATGCCCGGCCTATTATTCAAAATTATATTGATAGCGGCGAACTAAAATCACATATTAAGTACAACGAAAAAGTAAAAATCGCATATGAAATACGGCAAGAAAATAAAGATTTGCAAAACATGCTAAATGATTTAAAAATACTTTTTTAACATTTAATCTAATTTGAAAACTAAAACAAACAATTAAAATGCAACACTATTTTACGTTTCGCTGGATTCCCGAAAGCCACATAAACGCTTTTTTTAACCATACTTGGCAATTGGGGATATATGAAGAAACAACAAATTTTAATTTGGATTTGCCGGAAAATGCGTACCCGGATAATAGTAGCCAATGGCGGCAAGAATATAGATTAAATAACGATGTAACGGGCGCAAGTTTATATAATTCTAAATTGTGTTATAGAGTTAAATTTTATGTAAATTATCCTAAATCTTTTACGGGGTTTTTTAATAATTATTTAACGGCGCATATATTCAATACCATTGTAGGGGATCAAGATTTATATAATATGTTTTTACATTGCAAATCCTATTTTGATTTTTCGGCATTTATGATAGATGAAGTACAAAGCGAAAAAACGCCGCTTGGCGCATATTGGAATGATTCCAATATATCGGCGGCGCAATTGACTACAAAACTAAAAACCGTTCAAATTTAAAACCCTATGATAAAATTGCAAGGTTGGGAAGAAAATGAATATATGGACGTTGAATTATCAAAAGATGAAATTTTGATAGCGCACGAATTGTCCAAATTTTTTATGTTATATTTTGTTGGCCCGGACAATTGCAGAACAAATAAACAAATACAAAAATATTACAACGCCAAAGGTTACAAATTAAACGATATACGAGTGCGCCGAATCATTAGATATATTAGGCTAAATAATATGGTTCCGTTTTTAGTTGCTTCGGCAAAGGGATATTATAGGACTACGGATCAACAAGATATATTGCGTTTTTTGGAATCTTGCCGGCAAAGAGAACGGGCGCAAAAAGAAATGCGCCAAGCTATCGAAAAACAATATATAGTAAAATATGGCAAGCAATTAACAAAAGATTGAAATAAATTTGTGATTACATTTTTGGTTTTTGAGCAAAAAAGTACATTTTTGATAGCCGCGAAAAGCCCGCGCCCGTCGCCAAGGAACCCCAACGCGGGGCAGACAACCGCACGGCCTGCCGGACAGTGGTTCGGATAGCGGCATTTTTTAAATTCAAAAAACCTACAAAATGAAAACCGCAACAATTGAAAGAGTTACAATTAGTGACGGCCCGGTTTGGACGTCAAACGCCGGAATCCCATATTATGGGTTTCAATTATGGTTAGATAACGGCGACCAAGGGGACGCATTGGGAAAAACGCTAAATGAATATGTGGAGGGCCAAACGATAAATTACAATGTAGAACAAACGCAATATGGAATGCGCATCAAGGTCCAGCGACAAAACGCGAAGCGCGCGGATACGCCAAGCGCGGCGCCAAGCGCGCGGAATGCAAACGCATCTTTTGCGCTATCATATGCAAAAGATATTGCCGTAGCGATTCACGCGGACACATTGTCAAAAGCGTTAACAACGGATGAAATTTTGGCGATTGCGCAGAAATTCAAAAATTGGTTGGATGCAAACGGATAACAATTTTGTAAATAGTGTATTGCGCCAAGCGGCGCAATGCGCTTTTGCAGATATAAAAAGAAACGAAATGCGTTTTTTCATGCCGTTTATGTCTTGGCGTCTTTGGTTGCGGACGCGCGTAAAACCGGATTTGCCAGACAATTGGACATGGAATGACGAATTACTAAAACGCGTAATAAACAAATAAAATGAACGACACAAAAACCAATAACCCAAATTATTATGCAATCATTCCCGCAAAAGTTAGATATGACAAAAACTTGACGGCATCGGCGAAATTGATATATGCCGAATTAACGGCGCTAAGCAATAAGACGGGTTACGCGTATCCGTCAAACGCATACTTGGCGGAACTATATGACGTATCCGAACAATCCGTAAGAAATTGGATTATATGTTTGGAAGACGCCGGATATATCAGGCGCGAAAAAGACGCGGCCGGGAATCGCATAATAGTTTGCCTAATGGATTCCCCCCCAAAAAATTTGGGGCCTGACCAAAAAAATTTGGCTTTCCCCCCAAAAAATTTTGGTGCCCCCCCCCAAAAAATTTTGGCCCGTAATAATACAAGTAAGAATAGTATAAATAATACTAAGAGTAAAATAGAGGAAGGGATAAAATTACCTTTTTCGGAAGATGAATTTAAAACGGCATGGGCGCAATATTTGAAATACAGAAAAGTTGAATTAAGAAAACCATACCGGACGGCGCGAAGCATGAATTTAGCATTAGATAAATTAAAAGAATTAAGTAATAATAACGTTTGGGAGGCCATTCAAATTTTGCGAACTTGCGAAATCAATGGTTGGACCGGGATTTTTAGGGCTAACAACAAAACACAAAATGACAGATCAAAACAATTTCGGGACGCAATTAGCGAAGCATTGCAAAACGGCCAATTTGATTAATTGGAAAATGCCGAACCCAAGCGCATTTCCCGAATTTGTAGGAAATCAAAGCGTCCCTACGCTTGGCCGCTTGGCCTCGGATCACGGGCGGCAATTTGTAGGCGTAGCGATTGCGGCTGAATTGGAGCGCTTCGCGCGAAAAATGGGCTTTGAAAACAGAATGACGGCGCAAAGTATAATAGATGCCGCTATATATCTACGGGATGAATACAAAAATTACCATTTGGAAGACGTATGTTTATTTTTGAAGCGCGCCGGATTGGGCATTTACGGGAAATTCATATATGGCAATATGGCCGAACTAATTGCAATGTGGCAAGTGTACCTAAGCGAGCGCGTAGCCCATGCTGAGCGTAAGGCCGTAACGGCCGCGCAGGAGCGCGAACGGGAAGCGGAAAAGGTTAGGGTCGGTTATGAGCGGATAATGCGCGAAATGGCCGCTAAGGACGCCGAAAAAAAACGAAAAAAATACATAGAGCGCGAACGATTGGCCATGCGCGAAAAGTGTAACCGGGATGCCGTTTCATTGTGGAACCGGGCAACCGCTTACGCGCATGGGCGGATTGACGCGGCAACATTCATAGCGGCGCTAACGCCAAACGACATTGCCGAATGTTTAATGTTAGCGCGGCGCTACAAAACCCCAACGTACAATGAAAAAACCAATTAAAGTAACCGGAAACTATTTTGGAAAATGGGTAGCCTATATTAGATCAAATGTTATAACACTATATTCAATTGATGAAAACGAAATTTTACAACAAGATTCCCAAATCATATTTGTAAAGGAAGATATAGAAAACATTATGAGCGCATGGGAAAAAGCGCAAACCGAAGCGCCGGCAATGCCTTTGCTAAATTCAAATATAATTGACGATTCAAACGAAATTTTGCATCCGGGAATGAATTTTGATCCCGGATCAAATATCCCAAATGAGCGTAGGGATGAATTAGAATAACAAATTTTTGGTTTTGAGTTGCGTTAGAGGCTACGCGGTTATATGTGCCGCGTAGCTTTTTTTTATTGTGCAAAAAAAAATGTAATTGAGGCCTTGCGTAGTTCAATATTTCGCCCTAACATTGCGTATCACAAACGGGGAACAAGCCCCATAACACAAAAAACCTAAAAGATGAAAATTCAAATTCAACTCAAAAACGGCCAAGATTATACGGACGTGTACACGGGTTCGGGAAGTTGGGAAGATTGGAGAAAAATCAGAAAAAAATTGCCGCGCGCAATATGGGACTCAAACGCGCATGGCTTATATGTCGTTTCCCTTCAATTTAAAGACGTAAATAATATTCCGGCACATTGGACTTTTTACACTTGGTCCGATCCCATGCCGCACGTATAAATAAAACGCCAAAAGAAAGCCCTGCATGAGCGGGGTTTTTTTATATTTGGGCATGCACTCAAAAAATTTTCGGCCTATCCCTGCGCAAGTAAAAGATATAAGAAAATATTTAATTGGAGAAATAGATAGGCTTTTTAGTTTATATGTGCGTCAATTTCATGCAAATGATTTTGGCATATGTTATTGCGCTACATGTGGCAAAATGTTACATTGGCGAAAAATTCAAACCGGCCATTATATGAGCAGGCGATATTTTGCGACAAGATGGAATTTTAAAAATGTCGGGCCGCAATGCGCAGGATGCAACGCATTCGGCAAGCGCCGTTTATCCGGCGTTCCGGGCGAAGGTGGAGAAATGGCCGCTTGGATTGACGCGCAATATGGGCCGGATACGGCCGCGCTACTTCGGCGGCAATCAAAAATGTTAGCAAAATGGACAATTACAGAAATGCAAATATTACGCGCCGAACTATATCAAAAGTTAGAACAAAACAAATATGAAGTTAAGTAGTTTAATAGAAAAAAACTACAATTATTTTTTGGACCAAGCGCGCAAACTTGGTGCAAGTGACCCATACGAAGCCGTACATACCTTAATTGTCAATTTGTATAAAAATCAAAATAGATCAATAAAAATATTAGGATCGGGACATTTCAGAAATTACACGGGTACGGCATTATTTCGCATAATACATTTAAGCAATAACAAAAAATATAAATTTGTAGAACTTGACGAAGCGGTTAATTTTGCATATACGGGAGCATCCGAACAAATGTACCAAAGGGAAATATTATATTTGGCATCAATTACACTAAACAAATATCAATATCAAATTTTTGAACTTCGCTTTTATCAGGGGTATTTAATAAAAGACATTGCAAAATGTATAGGGAAATCGGAAATAACCGTAAAAAGAGAAATTAGAAAAATCAAAGAAACGTTAGAGGAAAAAACAAAATCAATAAAATATGATTTTAGATAAACCGGCGCAAGTTGAACGGATGCAAATTTGCAGAAATTGCAAATTTGTAGATTATAGCGCAAAGCGCCCGACTTGCGGAAAACCTATCATTGGCAATATTGTAGAATATGAAGGAAACAAATACCGTACGTGCGGATGTTTTTTAGATGTAAAAACAAAATTTTCCGCTTCGGCCTGTCCGCTTGGCAAATGGGGAAATTACAAAAGCGAAAAAGATACATTAGACCAAGCGCGCGAACTGTTAGAGCGATTGAAGGCAACGCCAGGACGCATAACCCAAGCGCAACGCCAACAATTAAATAAGATATATCCGGCGCTTATTGGGAGAAAATCAAATGTTAGCCAATGTCCCCCATGTATCCGAACCGCGGTTAAAGAATTAGAAGAATATTTATCTTATCGCCCAAAAGCAAAACGCGGCCGTCCGCCAAAAACACAAAAAAATGAAAATCTCAAAACTGAAAATTAATCCGGAAAATCCCCGCACTATAAATTTCGATAAATTTGAAAAGCTAAAAAAATCAATATCAGAATTTCCCGAAATGATGGAATTGCGGCCAATTGTCATCGACGCAACCGGAACCGTTATAGGCGGAAATATGAGGCTACGCGCATTGCAAGAATTGGGATACCAAGAGATCCCGGACAATTGGGTAAAACGCGCCAAGTTAACCGAAGAACAAAAAGCACAATTTATTATAAAGGATAACGTAAGTTTTGGCAATTGGGATTGGGACGCTTTGGCCGATCAATACGATTTTTTGATATTGGACGATTGGGGTTTAACGCCAATTGATATGCAACCGGAGCTAATTGAAAATGAAGAAACGTCAAATTTGGGAAAACCAGAAAACGAAGAAAAAACAATAAAACTAAAATTTAGCGCAAAAGAATATAGCCAAATATATGATATTGTAAAACAGTACGGCGTACACTTGGAATCATTTTTACACGGCGCACTAATTGCGGAATTTAATAAATAAAAAAATTACAAACCCTACAATGTATACGCAAAAAAATAAAGACAACTTTTTAGAGATATTCAAAAATACTTTGGGCAATATCGGCGCGGCATGCCGACAGGCAAAAATCAGCCGGTGGACTTTTTATAATTGGTTAAAATCAGATAAAGATTTCGCAGATGCTATTGAAGAAATTAGAGAACAACGTATAGATTTTGCCGAAAATCAGTTGTTGCAATTGATGCGCGGAATTAAAGAAAAAACAAATAGCGGGGAAGTATATACGCGTCCACCTTGTAAAACTTCGCTCATTTTCTTTTTAAAAACGCAAGGCAAAAAGCGCGGATATATTGAAGGCAACGAATTAACTTTTTACACGCCTGACCGTCCGCCGGTTTGGTGGAGCAACGAACCAATGGAGGACGAAAAATGAAGTTGCCTAAAACATATTATGACGTAAAAAATTCAAGGGCAAGGTACCAAGTTCATGAAGGCGGAACGCGTAGCGGTAAAACATATTCAATTTTAACGGCGCTTGCGGAAATTTGCTATATCAATCCAAACGCCGGGCTATATATTGATATTACGCGCGTCAACGGCCCGGCCATCGACGCGGGACCTTTGCGGGATTGGCGCGAAATATTGGGCCGGAATGGTTGGCTTAATGAGCGCGCCGCGCGAAACCCAAGATGCCGGGAATATGACTTATTCGGAAATACTGTATCTTTTTTTAGTGTAGATCAATCCTATAAAATGCGCGGCCGAAAGCGGGACATATTATTTATGAATGAAGCTAACAGATTTTCATATGACGCGTTCCATCAATTAAATATGCGTACTACCAAATTAATGATATTAGATTATAACCCGGACGATGTAGACCATTGGATATATGATAAAATATTAACGCGGGACAATGCACAATTATTTAAAAGCACATATAAGGATAACCCATTTTTGCCCAAATCCTTAATATCAGAAATTGAAGCATTACAAAAAACCGATAATTGGTATTGGCGCGTGTACGGATTGGGAGAGCGCGCCGCGAACCCTGCACAAATTATAAGAAATTATCACATTCTTGACGCATTGCCGAAAAGCGTAACGGATGAAGCCGGACGGGATAGGCCATTGAGGCCGGCCGTTATTGGGCTGGACTTCGGCTTTAGCGCCGATCCTACGGCCGGAATTGTGATCTATGAAGGATTAACCCGTCCAAGCGTTAGCGGCGCTTATACGGGCGCTGAAAAGCCGGAATTATATTTACAAGAAATACTATATTTAACCGGCCTAACAAATCCCGAAATAGCAAATTTGATAAAAGACAAAATAAAAGAAAACGGATTAAGCAAATCAATACCAATTATATGTGATTCGGCCGAACCCAAAAGTATAGAGGAAATTAAAAGATTGGGTTTGAACGTTTGGCCGGCGACAAAAGGTCCGGATAGCGTCCGGCAGGGATTGCAATTCATGCAACAATTTAAAATGCACGTAACGCGCAATTCCGAAAATATCATATCAGAATTTAAAAACTACAAATGGGCGCAAGATAAGAACGGGAAAACGTTAAATTCGCCCATAGATAAATATAATCATTTGATAGACGCGGCGCGTTACGCAATTGATTATTATTACAATAAACGCTATACATCAGAATATGCAATTTCGTAAAATAAAAACTAAGATTCCAACAACTTGGAATGAAATCACATTGCGCGAATTTCAATACTATTTTGCCGCGCAAAAGGAAACGGATACAATAAAAAAAATTACTAAAACAATTTCTGCAT